TTGGAGTAGCACCATCTGCTTCAAAAAATGATATACCATTTCCTTTTGCTAGTGAAAAACTAGAAACAGCATCTGGCAAATATTTAATAAGTTTAACTGTTTCAGCCGCAGGTGATCCGCCTGTCGTGTTTGTCAAAGAGAGAACAGCTGTTCTTGGATAAGTAGGTGTTCCTTCAGGAGGATTTATTAAATTAACAATCTCAGCAAAAGCGCTATTTGCATCTGTAGCGGTAAGTGTTTGACCGTTTATTATAAGCCAACCATAGAAATCTGTCTCATCAGGACCAGTCGCACTAAGACCACCGTTCCAATCATTACTAATTTTTGTTTTATCAACATCAATGATCGTGCCAACAGGCATCATTTCATTAGTATTAATTAATGCAACACTACTAGTAATTTCACTAGTTAAATCTTCAACAAGTGAAGTAGCAGATTTCCAAACAATTGCTGAAGTTCCTGTATCATATGTTAATACTGATTCAACACCAGGAAAACTAGGAAATGTCCATGTATTAGCGCCAAATTTAATTTTTGAATTTTGAATTTCTAAATTAACATTGTTGGCAATCTTAAAAATTCCACCAGCTGTTTCATAATCAAGAATTAGGGTGTTAAATGTTGAAGCAGTTGGAAAACTAAAACTAAATCCATAGTCTGATGCATTTGCTAGCAAATTAATGCCATTTGCTCCAATAAAATTTATATTGCCGTCAACAGCATATGTTGAATTGAACTGTTTAGCCGCATTATTTGTTTGAATAAGGCCATTGGCTAGATTTAAGTTACCGCTGATTGTAACATTTGAATTAAAAATACTAGCATTGTCAAATGTTTTTACTCCAATAATTGTTTGATCATTTTGACGATCAACATATTCATCATTAACTGCGAAATTTGTAGTTTTCAACTCAGTAACAATATCATTGAATCGATCAATCCACACTTTAAAATTATCGCTATATGCGATAGGCTCAATACTGTATAGTATAGTACTCATATATTGTTATTTATGCTAGCAAAGTTTGTATTTTTTTCTCTAATTCATGGACACGCATCTCAAGATTATCAATTCTTTCTAATAGTTTTTTCTCGTGAGCAGCTCTCTTTTTACGGGCTAATGCCGCGGCATATGCTTCATTATCAACATTAATTACTGCTCCAGATCGCGGGTCTTTTGCAAGACCCGCATTACCTTGAACTTTAACTAAACTCATAGTGTTGCAATAGCTCTAAAGTTTCTAATTGTTGGAACGTCAATATAATCTTTTCCTCTAAATTCGATCTTAACTGCAAATTGTTTGAAATCAACTGGAGGATTAACATTGAATTTTACTTCGCTATATTTTGCGCGATCGCTATTAACTGGTATAATTTTTGGCGATGCTGGTGTTAATTCAATCCAATCAGTTTCAACTGAAACTGGCAAAGCAATACTATTTGAATCAACATCAACTTTTCCAATTGTTCCAGATGCTGGCACTAAATCATAGGGAGTTGCGGTATTAATTGCTGTTGTTTCGGCATAATAATAACGCCAAACACCGTCTACCTGTTGAATATCAGTTATGATTGCAACTACATCTTGTGTGTTATTAGCAACTAATCTCCAACCAACATCAACACCACTGAATCGAACTCCTGAATTTGGAGATTTTCTTGTGAAATATTTGTTATCAATAGCATTGCTATTCTCATCAAAGAATTGACCATAGACTTTAACATTTGATGTTGTTGTTGGCAAATTAATATCAATAATAACATCAAGCTGATCAGCTGGGTCTGCAAGATATACTGGTTTTGAAAAATATCGGCTAGTAGCACCAGACTCTCTTATCGCATATTCTCTTGTTTCAAGACTAAGTGATTCGAGATCAATAACAGGACTAATACGATTATCTGTTGTTGTTAAACGTGTAGACAATCTAACATCAGCTGTTGTATCAGTACCAATTGCAAAATTGCTATTAACGAGATCTTCAATAGGCTCTCCAGATTCAACACTATATGTTCTAGCATTAGCACCAGTATCAAGTTCAAGAATATTGGAAATTTGTGTTTTTCCACTAAGTTCAATAAACTTCTGATTGAGATTAAATGCACCAATTCGATATTGAGGACGTTTGCCTGCAAATGTTGCGCTTCTTACAATAGTTCCAGTTGTTTGATTAGTTTGAGTGACAGTAATTACTGGATCACTTGTATAACCAGTTCCGGGCTCAGTAATATTAAATCCAACAATAGCAGTATTAATGCTATTAAAGACTGGACTAACAACTGCATTTCTACCACCAGCTGGAGCTGCAGTAACACTAACAGTTACTACAGCAGATGTTTCCCAACCAATGTTTTCAAAAGGTGCACCGATGACATCATTAAACGAGGATATATCAACTCTATGTAAACCACTGCCAATAACAGGATTAACTGCCAGTGTTCCACTTGTCGCGTTAAAGTTAGCACGATTAATCTTGAATTTAAGATCTCTGTTTTGTGATGCTGACCATGTTGTTTTATTTGCGCTAGTGAAAAATACACCAACTGCAGGCTGTTCAGAAATAATATCTCCAGCATTTGTAATATCAGGTGCACCTAAATCTGCGATATATGCTTTATAACCATATGAACCGCTAAATGCAACAACTGCATATTCAACATTTGGCTCAAGATAGATTGGATTATCAAACTCAAATCGAGTCATAGCACTTGAATCATCGCTAACAACAATTTCACTATTTTTCAAACTCGTCTCACTGCCTGGCACAATGAAATCAGTTGGATAGCCATTAGCCACTGTCACAAGATATACCTGTACTTGAGCACTGCCAACTGGTGGTTTTTGTGCAAACGCAAGTTCTATGCTGCTTGCGAATATACCGCTATCATCTTGAATTCTGAATGTTTGGGCAATCGGATCGTTTTTGCGTACACAAATTCTATTGCGTTTAACCTCTTGACGTTTTACACGTGGAACTTGTGTTGAAATTACAGTTTCAGCACTATCAATATCAAGACCATTTGATATAAAGCGCGCTTCAGCAAAACTATCCTCTTCATCGTTAATATTGCGAGGACTGTTTGTTAAACGAAGTAATTTTTCTCCAGTTGAGAATTTAAAGTTCGCATCATTTGGTATGATAAACATAGCAACAATATTGCCATCATCATCACTCTTCAATTCGAGCTGTGGAGTTGTGGAATATTTAGCTAAGAGTTCTGCTTGTGATTTACCTTCATCTGCTGTCAGATTATAGGTCGCAGGATCAAATGCATCAGGCAATAGTTTTACAAATTGTGTAACATCTTTACCATCAAAAAATGCATAGAACTGAGTATTTGGTTTTACACCTGCAACATCAACGAGAACAGGTCGTGTTCTCATATATGTTGAGATCTTTACATCTTTGACATAATCACCTAAACTCTGTTCAACATCTTCAAATGCAAGATCAGTTTGTATGCCGCTTGCTACTTGGTTTTGAATAGTAATTCTCTTTTTCTTTTTGCCGAAAAGGCCGCCGAAAAGTCCACCAAATTTATTAGAAAATTTACCAATATCAACACCTGTTGCTCCATTAGCTTCTAAGAACTTAAGAGCAGCTTTTTTGTTTTTAACTTTCTTAGAAACCTTTGATGTTGTTACCCATGAATTCCATTGTGTGCCAGTAAAACCAGCTTCATTTGCAAAATCTCGCAATACACTATCAAATCCGTCATAGAGTTCAACAGTTGTTTGAGCTTGTTCTGATTTTTCAGACCAGGTATCAACTTCTGGAGTCAGATTCATAATACCAACATCAGCGCTCTGCTCATGTGGTTGTAGATCAATAAATTGACTTGCTGATAACTGTGTCAAATAATCAACATCTGTTTCAGTATATGATAAAAATGCTTTATTATTTTTAATAGTAATTCCATTGCTTATCGCATTTGGATTAAATGGTATGCTATATCCAGTATGATATGGATAGAGTATGCCTCGTGCACTATCGATCGAACATAGAAACTCTGGCTGAGAACTATCGCTAACATCTAGATTTCTAAAGCCATCAGTGATAAATCCATTTTTGAATTTTTCACCATCTGTTCCAAAAATACTACGATCATTTGCATCTCTTTCTAATAGAGATAGACTTGTGTAATATTCAATAGCACCAATGCGTTTTTCAATATTTCCAATATCGCTCATAGTATAGCGACGATTTTCAATAAATCGTACGTCAACATCAGTTGCATTTGCAGTAAATTGTGGCACATAGAGTGCATATATTGCCATGCCATCATCTGGAATATTTGGCAATTTTGGCTCAAGGTCAGATTGACCGTTGATAACAACCAAACTATTGTCGCTATTTACACAGATCAAGTCAAGTCTTGGCAAGTAGAAATCGATATCGGCTGTGATAGCGCTATATGGATCAAGACTCAAACGAAGTGATCCAGGAAATGTTCTGCAATCAACAGCGTCACTTAAAGCAATATCACCATATGTTGGAATTTCATCAAGTGGCGCTTGTGTTAAAGTTGTGATATTTCCGACCTTATAGCTATTAACTGTATAATAATTGGTACCAGTTGTTATAAAGTCCCAGTGAGTTACTTCTATGTCATCTGATGTTGATGCATTGCCGATTCTTCTAACTTTAGCATTAACATAGCTATTATCGCGTTGACCATCATCGACTAAAATCCAGTTATTAGTATCAGTAACGCTAATAGCATGATATACATTATTAAGACTATAAATGTCTCCTTCGACTGCAGTTAAACCCACTAGTTCAGTTGTTTTTAACTTTGTACCAAGACTTGATTCAATATCTCCAGTTTCAGTTACAATAACAGAAATTACAGTACCAATTGTTTGATTCGCATCAAAGATAATACTAATTGCTCCGTTACTAGCTGGAATAATATAATATCCTGATGTTATGATTTGTTCATTTTTTGCAACAATGACATTATTGCGACTTGCATCCAATGATCTTAGACTAGATGTAGGTTCAAACGTGACAACGTTATTAGCCGATGTTAGTGTTTGTGTTAAAGATAGACGACGACTGACAACTAAATTCTTTACATCAGTAATAGCTTGATTGGAAAATTCAAAGATTGAATCATTATTGTTAATGTCATTTAGTGCTATGCCATTTAGTTTTTCAACAACAAAATTAAATATTCCAAAATTATTAATATCAGCTCCTAATATTTCAACAACATCGCTAAAGCGCTTACCACTATTAAGAACAATACTATGAAGATATACTCGTGCGCGAATTTGACCAGTTGCTTCTTCTCCTTCTGGCTCGATGCCTAATATTTTTGTAGTACCAATAACTTGATCATAAAGATCTAAAAGATTATAGCTAATACTATCATTTTCAAAACTAGGCAAACCGCTGCCGCTTAGACCTGCAGTATAACCAACAACATAGTTTCCATATATTGCAGTTGTTGCTGCATTATATGTTGTTCTTTGACCCTTTCTTTCAAATGTCAAATCAGTATATGTTTTTGTTGCTTTAGGAATAACTAAATTAGTAGGAGCAAGGGTCTCAACTCTTTTTCCTTTAACATAAGCAACTCCAGGAGAAAGCTTTGCTGCAAAATATTTAGATGCATCTGTTGAAGATATGCCTGTAAAATCAAGTACATCATTAGAAGAGGTATAGAGTGCGTTATAATCTGAACCAAATAATTCTTTTAGTTCAAGTTCGAAATTCTTTACAGTATAATTCCCAGATTCCTCGTAAGTTCTACGTGCAAGAGTATCTTCAAGAGTAGCGCCACTTTGATCAATGCCGTTATATTGAATATAAATTTCGTTTGATCTAATATCAGCTAGCTTAACTGCATTTGCCGCGATGCTTAATTCCGCTGCTGTTAAAAGTTTTAAGGTTAAAACAATTTGATAACGATCTGCACCAGATTCTAAAAAGTTACTTGTATCAAATGCATTGTCGTTTAGAGTAGAATCATCATATGATTCACCTCCATTTGAGGAAACATATCGTTCTTCAACTAAGAAATAAGCAAATCCATTGAAATTATCACTATCTGTATCGAGAGGTCTTGCTGCATATTGTCTTTGCGCAGCAACCATGCTGCCTCTTACAAAATAAATGCCAGCATCTGCTGTTAAGCCAATTGCTTTTTTATAATCAATTGGAGTTAGTGTATATGAGTCAGTAATAACATCACCATATAATAGTGTTAAAGCTTCGCTTGTTGAAATAACATTTTCAATTGGAGTGCCTTCCGTATTTTTATAATAGATGCGATGAGTTGCACCTGGAGAACCTGGCGCAGTTGAATTTGTAACGGACTCAATAGCAGTAACAGTAGCTTTGCTAATAGCAGCAGTAGAATCAGATGTTTGTCTTGTAATTTTAAGAAGTGTCAAATCCTCTTGAAATTGTGTAAGTAAAGATTCTGTAATTTGAGTATTATCTGTAATAGAAAATTCAATACAACCAATAGTAGAATCGAGTGTAACTTGTCCACCAACAACCTGGCTATTAGGTTTAAATAGTCCAGATCCAAGACGATCGATTTGCGCTTGCAATATGCTCTGTGCTTGGTTAAGTTCGCGTGTTTGAACATTAACACCTGGCTTAAAAAGAACTCGTAGATAATTCTTATCAAGATGTGAGCCATCAGCATATTGAACGTTTAAATCGTCAAAATATGTGTCAGTTTTGGTAGTGATTGCCATTATAGTTGAATTATGATTTTGATTTCTTCGTTTTGACCTTGTTCGCGAGTAACCGCACCTCTATTATCTATAAAGAGAATTTCACCAGTAGCTGTATTAAATAGATTGCTACTATCGTTTAGATCATATTGGTTTGAGGCGAGAGTTATATTAGAAGTTATATTAATATATGATGGAGCAACAAGAGTTAATGATGCAGTATCGTCAATATTAAATAAACCAGCTTGAATACTATTACGATAATAATAATGCCATACACCATCTTTAAATTCAACAGCACTAATTGTCGCAATATCGTATGTGCCTTGTTGAATTTTCCAATCAGCATCAACATCAAAACCATCAACAGTTAATCTAACATTGGCTGGTTTTCCATTTCCAGTTGTAGAAAATGATTTATGAATACGATCATATGTTGCATCGATCATGCTGCTATTATTATTTCTCTTTGGATTTTTAATAATTGAGATTTGTCGATACGTAGTTCCACTTGGTACGAATTGTGCATTAATAGTATCAGCTCCAACACCAACATACCAACTTGGCAATGTTGTTTGAATATTATTCTCATAGCCATTACTTGGTGCAACAATTGGAACAATACGCGTTGATGTATAACCTGCTGTTGTTATTCTTGCAGTAACATTTGAAAAGAGTTTATATGTTGTACCACTGGTAATATCAGCATTTAGAGTTACTTTGACAATTTTTCCATTTACTATTTTAAGTAAAGCTGGAACGTCGGATAATGTTGTTTTAACACCATTTTTTAAACCTTTGATTTCTATTGTAACAGCAACAGAATCGGCATTTGTTAAACTAACACCTCCATTAATAACATGAAAGCCATGAATAAGTCCTTCAGATACTGCTGAAGAAATAGTTTGTTCAAAATCATATGCAACAAATGCTCCGTTATTTACTGCAGTAGCTGTTGGCGAATAACGACCCATATAAAGCCAAGTATAACCATCTTGCGAATAAGAATAAAGACCCGGAACTGCAGCAGTAGGTGAACCAATACGCCCGTAGCTATAACTTGCTACCGTTGCAGCATGAGTTTTAGCTACGCATAAAAACACGTGATCGCCTGTTCCACCACCAACTGTGTCTAGTCGTGATATCACAAAGCATGGAAATTCACTAGAGCTAGCATAAAAACATGTAGGATCATATGGGTTATAAACTTTATAACTACGATCTGCTTGAATTATGTGTTTTGGCAACATTGTAGAAATGCTACTGCCCAATACTTTAAATAAGGCAGAAATATTATTTCTTACTTCAGTTGCGTCTCCTGGTGTGCCAGCTGGAAATGGACTAGATGGAACCGTTTGATCAGGGTTTAATTCTGACCAAGCATCTTGTTTACCAATGCTAATATAATAATTGTTATTAGCATTATTCTTAATATCATCAAATAGTCTTTTTCTAGAATTGATTCTAAATTGTTCTGTTATAATCGCTGCCATGGTTATTTGTATTTATATTGATTTGTTTTAAAAAATAATTGCTCCTTCATCGCTAATAGCAGAAGCTTCATTATCGTTGTTATAGTTTTGTGATGTTCCGAGCTGATCATAACCTGAATTATAATTGCCATCAAATACAAAATATGAATTTAGACTATTGAATTGTGGGCCAGAACCTGTTATTGGTGGATTTGCAATTGCATCTGATAATGTCAAATCTCCATATTCAGCAAGACTTGCGCTATCAATTGTTTTATCATAACCGTTCCAACCTTCTCTAAAGATTGACAGCGGTGTATTTTGATTTGTATTAGTTATGCCATATGTTGTATAAAATGCTCTAAGAGCTTCATCAAAAACATATGAGCCATTAT